AAGATACTGATCCACTACAAAAAATCCGTTATCAAGGTTTGCACTGGCGGTCATGTTTGTGTTTGCGTAATACTTTTTTAATATAGCATAAAAAAAGACCCTTGTAAAGGGGTCTTTGTTAAAAAAATATGTAATATCCGAATTACATGAAGTGGTTAACCCTCTTCTTTATCGAATGCCATTTCAAATGGTTCATCTTCATCTTCAACTTGGTTCATATTCCAAATTTCTAGATTCAGATCACTTAATTTTTTAACATGAATGGGAAAATTAAATAATGATAACACAGGATTAAGAATGTTATCTCTCCTTGATACCCAAGAAGTATTAAGTCTTTCTTTAAATTTAAGGCGAGAAGCAACAATCTTTTTAGGATTGTTTGAGTTACTCTCATTATAGAGAAGAACTTTTGTTATCTTTCCTTTTGTTGCTTCGTTACTTTCACGATTACATACTCTTGTTAGAAGTTTTTCAGCGTATGTATGAGCAAAACTATCATTGTCTTGAATAGTAATAACTTCAAAACAAAAATTCTCATTCTCTGTATTGTGAGATTGCCAATCATCTATATTAGAGTTTTTAATAAACTCATCTACAGAATTTTTATTGTTATTGATAGCAAGTTTACCACTAACATTTTCTGGATCTTTAAGAGCATCTAACACTCTTCCCGCTATTCTATTAATAACCTGTAAGTTATCATTATAACGAGTATAGCACCCCATATATTTTAAGAGAGATCTTACAAAACCTTTTGTAAGAAGATTTTCATCAGTTTTCTCTTGCTCTACACTAAGAATATTAACACATGCAGTTTCATAGTTATGCTCCTTTGTATCTTCTACAATAGGACCATAAACATTACCCCACATGGCTGCCATTGTCAATATTGAATTCATATCAAACTTATTAAAGACTCCTCCATTTTTAGGAAAAGATCTTTCATATTCTGCACCTGGAACTTCATCTACATGTTTAAATCCACGACATACTTTTATAGTATGCCTTCTATCAAATGCCTCTTTATCTTGAGTATCTTCTGTTTCAATTCTAACAAAAGGAATTGGCCAAGATGATCTATCCCAACCATTAAAAAGAGACCCCGTTAATCCCACTATTTTTTGGGATATGGTGTCTTGAATACTGCGAACTGCATTATCACCAATGCGAAGTTCATTTATTTTTACCATCAACATTCCTATGTAATTTAGAAATGGAAAATTCTGGTATATATCATCTTCATGATCAACACGAAGATCTTCATGGGAAAAACTTCCCCACGGCAATTTCTTTGCCATTCTGGAAACTCCAAAATTATGAAACCTACTTAGTAAGTTTCTGTACATATTATATATTAGCATAAAAATTAGTTATTTAGATGATGTGTCTTATGTCTTACACGATGGCAGTTAGCACAGAGTACAGCACACTTATCCAATTCTTCATTAATCCTCTTCATACTCCAAGTTTTTAAATTAGCAAATTTTGGATCTTTTATACTCTCATCTATGTGATGAAAATCCATCGCAACAGAAGGAAACTTTCCACCACAATCCATACAAGGAATATCTTTTCTTTTATTAAGATATTCTTGATGCTTCTCTCGTCTTCTTCTAATATCAGAACGCATATGAGACTTAAATATAGTCTCAATTATTTATAAAAAAAGACCCTCCCGAAGGAGAGTCTTTGAAATAAAGAAGATATAAACTTCTTATCACATTAGGTTGTTAACACGAACACGTCTGTAGTATCTGTTGCTATTAGCAGTGATACGTCCAAGACCTGCGGTTGTTCCTTCAGCAAATGGGTTGGAAACAAGACCATAACGAGTCTTAAAGCCAATTTTTGGTTGGAAGGTATTCTCGCCAACTGCACGAACCATCTGTAGTGGAACGTAAGGGCAATAGAACAATCCAGCGTCATAAGGTGAAGAACCTTTGTATCCTACAACGTAGTACTGAGCAGCAGCATTAGAGTTAGCAGAATAAGGGTCGATGTATACACGATACTTACCTTGAAGAATACCAGCAAATGTATTACCAGTGTCATCAACGTTAAGGTTAGCATTAAGTGCTGGAGTATAATCCAATACACCTGCCATTGTTAGTGCAGAAGCAACGTCAGCAGAACAAAGGATCATGTTACCCTTTCCTCTACGAGTCTCTTTCGCGATAGCGTTGGCATCTCTTTCTATCTGGAAGATAAGTCCTTTGAACTTCTCAACAGACCATCTGCCGTTGCTGTCTACGTCGAGGTCGAATGTACCTGCAGAAGCAACGTTTGCCTGTGCACCAGACTTAGCAGCTTTGTATACAGTACGAATAACTTCTCTGTTGATCTCAGCAAGAATCTCAGTAGAAAGAATGTTGGCAAGTTCTGCCTCTGCATTCAATCCGTGGATTGCTTTCAAGTCTTGAGCAAGTTCTAGACTGTACTCAGCTTTGAGTGCTCTGGACTTCGCAGTCACAGTAACTTTCTCAATACTGAATGCCATCTGGTTGAACTCGTCTCCAGATGTACCTAGATCTTCAGCATCAGCTGTTCCCATACCCTGACCAACAGGATAAGTTGTAGCAGCTTGTGAACCCTCTGGGTTAAGAAGACCTGGGTTGTTAGCAGATGTAGGTCCAGTTGTACCGAAACCAACTGCTTCTCCACCACCACCAGATGCGTAGCGAGTACCTTCTATATCGAAACCTGAGTTCTGTCCAGAGAATGAAGTATCTGCTTCGTCGAACAATGCTTCTGAACCGCCCATAGACTGGTACTTAGAACGCATTGCGAAGATTAAACCAGTTGGTCCATTCATTGGTTGTACACCAGCTAGGTCATAAGCGACCAAGTTTGGCATAGAACGACGGATCAAACTGATTAGCACGGGGTCAAAACCTGCAACAGGTGCTGATGCGTCTGCACCGAAACCTGCAACGGATGATGTGCTTTGTGTAGCGTTTGTTGGCTGCTCTTGTAAGAATTCTCTTTCTTCGTTAACAGCTCTTTCTTGATTTTCTAACAGAATTGCGGTGACCGCACGACGATGGGAATCCTTAATTGGATCCATACCATCGTGGTCTAAAATTGGTGCCCACTTCTCCTGTAGATGTTCAGCGTTGAACATTTGCATTTGAATTTTCCTTTTATGCGAAATTTGTTTGTTTGATTTTATAATCTAAAAATCACTTGTTTGAATTGGCAACTCTACCTAGAGTCTGAAGATAAGCATCCATTCTTGTAGAATGTTGCTTAACTGGTTCTTCAACCCCTTCAGAAATTAGGGTATCTGAGTTATCTTTCTTTGGAGCACTAGTATTTGATGGGAAATAAGATTCTCTCAAGTTAACTAGTTTCTCTCTATAGGTATTTTCACTATCAAACTCAACGTTTTCTGCAAGTTTAGCGAGCTTATCTTTCTGTGAAAGTGCTAATCCTTCTGTTGCTTCTGCAAAAATTACATCTGCTGTGGATTCTGCTAATCTAGAGTTTAGAGCAACGTTCTTGTCGATTTGCTCATTGAGTTTTGACTCCATTTCATCAAGTTTATCTACCATACTCTCTAGGACATCATATTTGTCTTCAGGGATAGTTACATAATGTTCTTCAAATAGTTTCTTCATTCCATCTAAGAATGAATCAGTCATTTCAGCTTTTAGTCCTTCTTCGACTGAGAGTTGATTTTCTTTAACCCACTCGTCTGCAACATACTCAAGGTATGAATCGACTCGTTCTGTTAAATCTTTTTTCACCGCTTCTACTTCTTCTACAAGCACTTTTTCATAAGCTTCTTGTAGTTCTTCCTTAACGGTAGCAACCTTAGATTTGATTGCTGTCTCGAAGATTGTCCTTGCTTTCTCTTGGAATTCTTCAGAAAGTTCTTCCCCTGCAATAAGAGCATTGATGTCTTCTTCAACATCAACCTTATCTTCTTCAGGTGCTTGCTCTTCAGCAACAACTTCTTCCTCAGATGTTTCCTCTTCAGCAACAACTTCTGCTTCAGTAGAAGATTCTTCTTCAGCAACAACTTCATCAGTTGTTACTTCGTCTTCAGCGATTACTTCTTCGCCTTCAACTTCAGTTTCTTCTGCCTTTGCACCCTTATTAACAACATCCTTAACTTGCTTAAGTGTTGCACCAGGTGTTTTCAGCTTTGCTGAATCGTCATCAGGTCTATAGTTTTCAGGAGTAGGACCGCCTAGGTCTTCTACTTCTGCTCCTGATAATTTTTGCAATGGTTCTGCAGGTTTTGCACCTTTAGTAACCACGTTTTCTTCGATTTTTTCCATTTTGTCTAATTTGCTACCAACGGACATTTGTTTTTTTGTTATTAGATTCGGTGATAATCTGTATTTATTTATAGAACTTAAAGATTTGATAGAAATTCATTGAATAGATTCAACTTATTCTCTTCAAGTGCTTTTTGTTCTACGAGTGTATTAATATGTTTTTTTGTTTGAGATGCGAGAGATTCGCGAAGAATTCCACCTTCCCAAACCCATTCTTTTCCTTCCATAATTCCAGATACAAAAGCATCAGGAGCAGAGGGATCTGCAACGATATCTGCAGCAGTTGCTAACATAAAATCTTCGCCAACAACTTTGCATCCACTATTGCTTTCTCTTAGTGATCCAACACCACGAGAAGATACCCCTAAAGTAACACCTTCATCTAGTAAAGATTTTGCAATCTTACCCATAGGTGTATCTAAAAGTTGTGCCTTTCCTATAAAGTTATTTCCTTCTTGACGAAGAGAAGTAATTTTATGAGAAACCCTATCAAGGTTTACTGTAGGACCATCGGGGTGACCAAGTTCTCCAAGAGCACGACCTTTACCAACGAATGCTTCATTATATCTGTTAACTTCTTTTACAAGAGTTTGAACAGGATACATTCTTCCATTACGATTTTTGAGATCTCCTTGTAGGAAAACTCCTTCAATATACATTTTCTTTTTACTACCCCTTCCTTCGGTAATAAATTTAACGTCTGAGATTTCTTCTGTTATTAGTTTCATAGTTCTAATTTGTAAATCCTACTTGAGCACCTAACACATCAGTTCCTGTATTTACGAAAACAACATCTGTTGGATTCTTCTCTACTAATTCTGATGTATTTGCTAATAATGTGAAAGTTCCTATCGTAGCGGAACCGCCGTTATTTTCAGCAACAGTAACTACTCTGTCATTAGTAGATGGGTTTGCTAAACGAACAACAGTTGCTTGACTAAAACTAGTTGCAGCACCCACTGTATTTGGTACAGTTATCTGTTCGCCTTTTACGAGAATTCTTGTCATTCGTTTGGTTCCTCAGTTTTTCTTGTATAGAATATAGAATACTATCTTATATTTATTAAATTAAGTATCTTTATTCTTCTTCTGGTGTATCAGTAACTTCAATTTCTGCTTCAACTTCCCCTTCAGGTTGATCAAACATAGCAGCTGCTACACTGGGTTTCAGAGCATCAATTTTTTCTGCTGCTTTTGTGAAAATTGCATTCTTCAAAGAATCAGAAACTTCAGACGCAGAAGCATCTGTTGCTATGGCATTAATAATATCTTCCATGATTTAATGTTATATTTATTTTTATTTATACTAGATTTTCCCGCCTTTTGGTTCAGGTAAAACTGCACTATCTCCATCTTGAGGATCTACCATTGGTGCTTCTCCGTCAGTAGGAACTTGTCCTGCTTCTCCATCTATCCCATCTTGTGGGGGTAATGGTTCTCCAGTTATTGGATCAATAGATGATGGATCTGGTAAAATACCTTTTGATATTTCATCTTCTATTTGCTCATCAATATCAATAATTTCAGCATCAGTTTGACGTAATACTTTCTTACGAACATATTCAGTAGAATAATACTTACCAATATATGGTTCAATAGTTGCTAATATTCCCAATCTTCCTTCTAATAATTCAGATTCTTTAAGTTCAGCAAACTGATTATCATATAGGTAATCATATTGTATATGATCGCTAATTGATTCCCAATCTTCTGGAGCAATAATATTTTTAAGAATTAATTGTGTTTTTAAAAGATCATTGAATAAATTTGAGAATCTCTTTCTTAAACGACCTACAAATTTAGCAAACTGTAATTCATCTCTTAAAATTTCTGAAGATCTTCCAAGATTAAAACCATCTCCACCACCAGGCATTCTTGTCTCAGGAACACTTAGTGAACGATATAATTTTTTCTGGAAGTACTCAATATCAGCAAGTTCTCCAAGATTTTGTCCTGCAGGTAAAGTTGTGATTTCAGTTCCCCGACCACCTTCTCTACG